GTTCTGATATTGGTGCAGATAATTTTCTGTGCTGATTGGTTCGGAAATAGTGCCTCTGAATTTTTATATTTAACTGCCAAAGATTTTTACAGGGCGAGAATTTACCATTCACTATATCTTCTCGCTTATATATGTCTTATTGTAATAATGGCGAAAGCTATACAATCAACATACAACATCTTTTACGCCTCGTGAAATCATTCAATTCGAGGCGCATACATAGAAATGTTCGTTTATAAGACCGCTGCTTAAATTAAACAACGCTGTTATAAGTGAACATTCAAGGATGGACATTCATAATGGACAATGACCTCATCTCAAAGTGAACGCACACTTTGACCCAACAAATAAATAGCGCAAAAAATAGGGCAGGAACGGAGTAATTTCCGAACCTGCCCTAATTTATTTTCGCACATTTAATCAACTGAGAATATTTACACCCACAAAATATCCTCGGATTTTTACTTGCCAAACATGATGAGTGCCCCAACAATGCCACTCACCAGCAAGGTGCAAATACAAGTAATAATTGCAACCTTGATAGAGTTCACATTATTGGCAATCTGTTTGTACGGTTTGTTCTCAGTCTCATTGACTTTATCAGCCAACTTTCGCTCCGTCTCCTGCCACGCTTTCGCCTGTGCATCGACTTTGTTGTTGGTATCATCTACCTTCGTTTCGATGTTGCTGACACGCTGGGCGATGAGTTCAACAGATGTAGCAATCTTATAGATAGCCTTCTGCTCACTCTGGATTTCCTTCAGCTCGCATTCCAGATTATCAATCCTGTGCGAGTTGGACTTGCATCTCTGCTCAGTCTCAATCAGCAAGACGGTCTCTTGTTCAGTCATATGAGAACCTCCTTGTTAAAGTTACTTACCCTCTTCCTTCTTGGCAGTAACTTTATCAGCGGGAGTGGCAGGGTTAATCACCTTGCTCATATCGCACAGACTATCAATCATGTCGGCAATTGCGTCATAATCAATGTCGTAGTTAATGCCATCGGCGCTCGCCTTGAGCATCGCCAGAACCCACTCTTTTCGTTCTGCACCGTCTTTGAACTTGGTCTCAGCAGTCTCCATCAGCTTCATAACCTTGTCCAGAACAACGCCCCAGTTTCTCTCCTTAACAGCCTGCTTGATGTACTTGACAAGCTGAATAACGAGAGGGATGGCTGCCGCCAAGCCAGAGGCGATTGCTGCGATGTACTTCAGAATTTCCATCCAGTCCATAACTAATACCTCCGTATTATCTGTGATTTATTTAGAAAACAATTTGTTGACCTCCGCCTGAACCTCAGACGGATTGTAGCCAGCCTGCTTCAACCGGCTTGTCCGAGTGGCGCCGTTACCCCATGTAGACCAGCGGGAATCGGAGCAAGTTCCGTAGAAAATCTCTTTCGCAATCTCTGCGGCTGTTTTCTTTGCCGGTTCACTCTTTGTGGTTGTACTGGTCTGCGTAGTGATAAATCCGGAATACCCAGCGGCTTTCAGCTTCGCCATCATGTTTTCCGCATTTGCCTTCTTTGCAAAGGCGCCGACCTGAACCTTGTACAGGCCGCCAATCTGCACAATGTATGTAGCAAACCCAGCCGCCTTCAGCTTTGCCGCAAACGCATCGGCATTTGCTTTCTTTGCGAATGCGCCGGTCTGCACTCTGTATAGCGTGGTCGTATCAGAGGTCGGCGTGTCCGTTTTGCCGGTATCGGTAGCACCGCCCGAAAGCTTCTGTGTGACCTTAGTAGCAAGGTCTCCCATGCGAGCATACATCCAATCGCCGGGGCAGGACTTGTTGGCGAACCAACGATGGACAGTCAGCACCATTTCGCCAGACTTCGGCGTATAGTTGAGAGTCTTGGTCTTATCCCCAAACCACAGCAGTTTGTTCTTGCCGTTGCGCTTACAGATGTCTACACAAAGCTCAATGAGCTTGTTGTAAACAACATCCTTAAAAGCATACGGGGCTGTGGCATCGGATGCACATTCGATGGTGATTGCACGCTGGTCGTTGGCGGCAGAAGAAGAACACCAAGAACGGTTCTTTTCCTCTACATACATACCAACACGCCCGTCTACGCCGATACCGTAGTTGCAGCTTGCCTGCTTGGAAGTCGGAGCAAAGATGTTGCCCAGCGTCTCCACGCTGCACTGACCCACCACACAGTGCGGTGTAATGCGGTCGATGCTGTGGGTGCGCTGTCCAGAATGGTTGGGGCTGAGTTTGGTGTAGGACACCAGGGAACTGTTTGTATAACCCATATTCGTCGTCTCCTTTCCTGTTTCTTGCGGTGTGCTTGACACCGTTTTGCCTGCATACTTTTCGTAGTACTTCTGACCGAACTCTGCCCGTTTGCTCTGAACGGCAGCACCCTGATTGGCTGGACGCTCGTACTTCGTAAGGACAGAGTTAGAGGCTGCAAGCACGGTCTTGGCAGACTTCAAATCAGCAAGGACACCTTTATAGCTTTCGCTCAGTTCCTTGTACATGAACTCAAGCTGCATATTCAGGTCGCCGATAGACTTCTTCTTGCGCTGCGCAAAGGCAAGTAGCGCTTTCTTTCTGGTGTGATATGTCCACTGCGCCAGACCATAGCCTGCACTGTCCGTGCCAAACTTTGTGTAAGAGCCGTTATCCACAGCGGCGGTATAGGAAGCGTCCGTGTACCCAAGCCGCGTTTCATAGGCGTTCTGGAGGTTGTTAGGACGCAAACATGATTCTGCGTAGAGATTCCCCATTAGACCGGCAACGCCATATTCGTTCCCAATCTTGCTGAGCAGATAGTCCCAAATCGTTTTTTCGTCTGTGCTGCCAGAGGTGGACGGAGTCGGCGTAGTGTCCGCCGGTTTTTCATCAGAGACTGCCGGATTATAAATAAAGCCAAGGAACTTGTAAGCAGTCCCTTGACCCCAGTTACCATTTCCTTTTGTCCTTGTCTTGTTCCAAAACGGAGTGGAACTACCCCAGCCACTTTCGGATGTATATACTTCCGTATCGCTGACGACCTTCTCGACAATGGCGACATGACCCGCTCCGTCAGAGCCGTTCAGCGTAGCACCTTTCTGCCAGACCATGCAGGCGCCAAGCTTCGGTGTCTGGCCGGTCTTCAGCGCAATACCTTTGTACTGGATGAAGTTCTCGGCGTTTACAGGGCGGAGGTACTTGCAATACCCATATCCGCCAATTTCATTGAATCGTCCATAGGCATACCCAACACAGTTGGAAAGAACATCGCAGTCTTTGTCTGTGGGGCTTCCCTTGATTGCGTCGGAATAACCACCATTTGCTTTGGTGATGTAATATTTGTTGCCAGCTTCCGGCTTGCTGGTTCGCATCTTAAAAGCCATCGCATATCACCCCTTGTCTCTATTCTCAGATGGCGCAGTCATCGGTACTATAGTTGAAAGGCTCAACGGTCATACCGTTTGCAAGAACGACAGGTTCCACGCTTTCCGAACCGGCGGCAAGTATGTCGTCCACGGTTCCGTCATCAGTGTTATCTGCCTGTTCCTGTACATAGCGTTCACGGCGGAACTTCAAATTCTCGCTCTGCCTTTTTGCGCAATATGCTTTCATGCAATAAATCGCATAGGTAAGAACCTGCGCAACAATATCGGAAATCAGAACGCCGAGGTATGTCAAATCATGCATCACCCACATGGCGACCATTGCATAAATCAGCACGACATTGAAAAGCACAAAAAGATAAATGGCAAGCAGCTTGCTCGTCTCAATGTGCTTGGTGTTGTACTTCTGCTTCTCTGCACGAAGGGACTGCTTGTACTGCTTCTGGACATTCGCCTTGCGAATCTTAGATAGCTTTACCTGATAGTCCCGCTTGGACATCCCCATACGAACCACCTCCTTGTATAAAACTTCGGTTTCATACGCCAGAAATACATTGTGGGAGCCTGCTCATACGGCATGGCTCCCACTTTTTATTTCTTACGCACTTTCACCGGTCAGGATTTCCTCGGCTTCCTCAGCCGTAATCCATTTGCCCACGGCGTTCAATACCATCTGCCGGTTCCAAAGGCCACGGTCATAGTAGCCTTTGACCTTTTCAAATCTTGCACTATGCTCATTCATTGGTGTCTTCCTCCTCTTCCGCAGCAGCGTAGTCCGGGTCATCTACCGTATCATCGTAGGTCGATTCGCCTTCGATGTCGCTCTGACCTTCAGTCTGCACCTCGGTCTGCGTCTCAGCCTGCTCCTCCAAAGGCAGGTCGAAGCCGGTCATCATGGAAAGGTAATCCACATTGGCCGCATTCTGCGCAGCGACCTTGTCCTGCTGCATCATATACTCACCGCTGGGAATCTCCTTGAAATCGACTTCGCCGTTCTCACTGATGGAGTTTCCTGCGAGATTATAGACGATACCGTTGATAGCGACGCCCTGTGCGCTCTCATAGTCACACAGGCCATAAGCGCCGTTCTCCTGCAGACAGACCCAGTTCGGCTGCTCAACAAGCGCGAGCAAGCTGCCGTCCTTCAGAAACTTTACCATGTCCTGAATCCTCCTTGTTCTTGAATAAACTGTTGTAGAAAGCATCCATCTTCCGCAAAACAAGCGTGCTGTTTCCGCGAATCATATGTCCGCGCCAGCTCTGATAGGCGGTTTCTACATCTGTGATAGTGAACCTTCCTTCATCTATCCACCTTCGGAATATTCTGAGTTTCTTCCGCATTTTGACCGGTGACTTTCGGTTCATCTTGCGAATGACCGCGCCGGTTTCATTCAGGAAGAACTTCGTTTTCAAGAATTTGACTCCCTTGCGCAGCGGCGCTATCTTTGTCTTCTTCTCGTTCAAAACAAATCCGTATTCCTTGCACTTCTTTCTGATTTCTTCCATGCAGTATTTCAGATATTCTCTGTCCTCGTGTATCAGATAGAAGTCATCCATATATCTTCCATAGTATTTGATGTGTAACTGTTCCTTTATAAAGTGGTCGAGTGGGCTGGCAACCATCAGTGCATCAATCTGTGATACCTGACTACCAAGTCCAAAACCAACATCTCCGAAGTCCTCCATAAACTGACAGGCTATACGGCGCACATCATCGTCGTGTATCCTGCGTTCCGCTTCTCTGTAGATAATAGCGTGTGGAGCGCTGTTAAAGAAATCGGAGAAATCGCCAGTAAGAACACCGCCGGATTCTACGCCTTCGACGCCAAACTTTCGATAGAATCTGTGCAGGTGCCTGTCCAGTCTGTCCATAGCAAAGTCAACGCCTTTGCCTTTCAGACTTGCGGCGTTGTCAAAAACAAATGAGTGAGAAAACACAGGGACGAGTATATTGTCGCAAAGACATCTCTGTACTACGCGCTCGGAGATATGAACGCTCCGAATGTGCCGTAGTTTTCCGCGCTCAATTAGGTCAAAGTCATGGAAGCCACGACTCCTGAATTCCCGTCGCAGCAATGCATCATGCGTGCTGGCGGTATTCGTGGTGATACGGCTCATATAACTTTGTGTGCTGTTCTTCCACATAACACCCTTGCAGCAGTTCTTACCTGCCTGATAAAGATGCTCATAGGAAAATACATCTTCATAACGGCCAAAGCTTTCGCTGTAGGCAATCCTTTTCGCCTGACGAGCCGCCACTCTGCGCTGATATCTGACTTCGTGTCTTTCCTTACTGTTCATACATCATCCCTTATATACAAAGATTTGGGTGTGCCGTACAGTCTTATTGTAGGCGGGAGTTCTAACTGCGTAGTCCGCACCATGAAACCGACTATTCCCGTATTCATCGGCCATGCAAGAAGCGTCATCCGGTGCATATCATCGACACACTGTTTCGAGCATATTTGACTATGCTACAGGAACAAGCCTCCCTTCTGCAGAAGTACAAATTTCGCCACGAGGGTTACTTTGACTGACCTATAGACCTACAGAATCCGAAAGCGACGCCATTACTGTTGTTGGCGTTGTTATTGTTGGCGTTGCCGTTGCTGTTGACATTACAGAAATTATTGCTGTTACCAGAATTAGGAGAACGCTCCCACCAGTTGTTAGCGGAGCCACCACAGCAGCCCAAAAGCCCACAGAACACAACAAGACGAGACTTGACCTTAGAGTAACTTAATCTGCCGGAATACTGTTATCTTCGTATTCCTTGAATTTTTCCTTAAACCGTTTCCGGTCTGCTTTCTTGACGCCCGTAATAAGGTCGCGTTCCTTCTGAATGAGCCGGCCCCATTCAAGCATGGCGTTAGGCAACCACTTAAACTCCGTCTTGAAATTCGGGTTGTCCGAAACGATGTCATACATCAGCTGAAGCTTATCATCTAAGCTGTTGAGCAAGCCGAAAGTGTAAGTAAGCTCATCACGCTTTAGCTGTGCTTCATGCAGATTAGTCGGCATCATTGATTCTGCCACACGCACATGGGTGTCAATGTCTTCCACAAGGTTCGCAATTTTCTGAACGACAATATAGGTATATCGTTTTGGGAACTTCACGCAGTTCTTGATGGTAAACACCTGTAACTGCCGTGCGTTCTCGACATACTGGATTGCGCTCGTACTGCGCTTTGATTTATATACGGACATTCCTTCCTCCTTTTCTTCCGTTTACTTATGCGAATGGGATTCCCACACTTCTAATCACAAGGGGTGTACCCTCGATACAATGCTGCATACGGGCAGCCGTCTCCCCTGACCGGAGAGAGCGGCCTGCCCTTGTTTGCGCACTGGGCATTCTGCGTCAAAGCGAATGCGGCGGGGTGGAGAGGTTAGACGCAGAAGCCGAAAGCGACGCCAATACCGTAGGCGGCGTTGCCAC